AAGGTCTTACGGCTCCTTCAATATCTAGCCTGTGCAAAATTGTTTTTAATGCGTTCATGCTGTCTTTGTCTGTTAGCCTAAACAAGACCTCGGCAGCTTCTTCTTTTTTATTTTTCTGAATAGCTATTAAGAGATAATCTATGTTGTCTTCTTTTAACTTGTCAGAAAGGTCGTATAAATAATCTAAAGAGGGCATTATATGTCTACCATGTACTTTAACTTATCCCAAACTTTTATGTTTAGCTCTAAATCAACTACTGCGTCGTGAAGGTTTTCGTAATCGTGATCTATGTCGAACTCTTTGCCTAGGGCCGTGAGATTGGTTCTTACCCCCCTCTTCCTTTTGTGAACCATCTTATACTGATGGAGGGTTAAGCCGTCTGGGTTACCATTAGAGCGAAAAGGGACGTCCATTTTTACGCCTTTGGCGAGACAATTGGTATCTATAACTTTGGAGACAAGATGCCTGTAATCCTTACCCATGTAGTTATAGAAATCTTTTATAAGGTAAATGTCGAATCCTAGGATATTATGACCGACAATATAGTCACAGGAATCAAGCTCCCTTTCGATATCCTCAAAAGCTTTCTCTGGAGAAATAGCTAAAGACTCAAATTTTGAAGGGTTAAATTTCGTAATCCTTGCTGCCTCTTCGCCTATCTCCAAATCTGTATCCCATTTAATATGAAGATCCCATTTTTTTAAGGGTTTAGTGTTGAACCCGCTCTTGGTTTTGATCATACCAACTTGCCAAGGAAGATTTTCGACACTGTTCAAGCATAGATTAAACGTCTCGCAATCTATAAAAAGCAGAGTCTTGTCTTTGTCAAATCTTAGTAAATGTTCGTCCATTATTTAAAAATCAAAGGGGTCTTCGTGCGCTTCGGGTATTAATGTTTTACGTAAGCCGGATATAGGCAAATTATACATATCCACTAAAGTAGTAAAGCCGTTCGAACTGTCTTTGCGGCCCTTTTCCCAAAGCTCGGCAGCTTGCCAGAATTCTTCGTATGACATATCGCCACAGTACCATACATTTATTAGTCCATAATATTGCTTCCCGCCTTTTCTTTGTAGGCCTTCGGCTGCTTCTCCATAATAGTCACTTTTTTTAAATTGCAAACTTATAAAAGCATATCTATCGGGCTTTTGGTGATTGCTTGTTTTTGCTACGGATACATCATAATAACTTTTTGGTTTTACTATTCGCCTTTTCGTTTTAACTTCGATAGTTTCACCATTTTGATTAATATCGTGGTTGTATTTGTCACTTGGCGTTTCAACATTCAGGTAAGTACTTAACGCTAGTTCTCCAACTCTGCCAGCGGCATTTCCTCGACCACTCGTTATGGAATTATTTAAAGCACCAAGTTCTGTAGCCCACCTCTTCGCTTCCTTTATCATTTCTTGCGTATGTGGTAATTTAATCATTTTTTTCATTCCAGCTTTCAAAGCAAAACTCATCAGAGCACATGTGTTCTATGTTGGGTTTGCTTAATGTTGTTCTTTTGTTTATACATTTGAACGTAAGGTAAGCTTTGAAGTCTTTTTTATTTTTATAATAAATTGATTTTGTTTTTATAAGAGACTGACTGGGAAGACCTAGTTCCTCTGAGGTGTAGTTTTTGACGAGCTTAGCAAGCAGATCATCGAAAGGAAGATTATTGTCCTCAAGAAAGAAGACAGGATCAAGAAAAGAGAAGTCAGGGATACATGTTTTACTATGTAAGTTGTTATAAAAAATAAAGGAATCGTAGAAAGGAACCGCCAAAGACAGATCCTCATTAGACCAGTGCTTTTTTAAATTTTTGAAGTCTGTTCGAGGCTCGTAGTAAAAACCATCTTTAGCTGCTTCACTATAAATCTTTATTAACCTTTCGTAGCCAGTGTTATTCTTACAAAAAATAATGTATTTGCATGAAGTATTGAGGGAGCCTTCGTTTTTGGTAGACGAATCCTCGCAGAAGGTGAGCCTAAGTCCAAAATTAAACTTTAGCCCTGCTAGTTTGGCGTTAGTACAGGCCTCAAGAAAACCCGTCATGCTATCCTCGACCAAAAATAAATCATCTATGCCGTTTTCGGTACATAGCTGAATCACTGAATCCGGATCAAGGGGGTCTTTCTCTTCGATCGGTTCACTAAGCGTAAGTATCGACCTACCAACACTATAATGAGATTTCCACAATGGAATAATGCTTCTCATGCCAGAATTATAGGATAGAGTTGGGGTGAGGTCAAGCTAAAAAGTCGAACAAATCTTCTTTTTCTTGATTTTTATGGGCTGGACAACCGTCGTAAGTCTTTTTAACTATTTTTTGGCCCTTCTCCGGTACTAAATCGTCTTTAAGTGACCTCCCAAGCACTTTGTTATCTTTGTCTATTAGCTGCCAGTAGTCGTAGCTATTTAAATACGGACACCTCCAAGAACCTATTTTGCAAAGCCAAGCGTTTTTCTTACTGTTTTTCGCGTAGTTAGACTTTGCGTCCTTCTCTGTATAACTGTTTATCTTTTGATACACTTCTGCCAAGAAGTATTCAAGACCTAACAGTTGATCGTCGTTAAACTCTAAGACTTGAGAGGGCTTCCTAGGATGCCTCAAAAAAAGAAACTCAACCAGAGCTTTTTTGTCTGGCCATATTTTTCTCGCAGCAAGGGAGTAAGCCATTGCTTGAATGTTGGATGTTAACTCTTCTCCTCGAAATTTGTATTTGCTGCTTTTGTAATCTACAATCTTAAGCTCATCTTCATAGTGAATTGGCTTATCCATAAATCCCCTTATTTTGTACTCGGGGTCTTTATTATCTATTAGGAACTCGTACTCGGGGTCTCTAATTTCGCCGCCCTCACCAAGAAAGTCATTTTTTAAACCGACCAGAATCATGTTGTCCATTAATTCAAACGTGTCATCAGAAGACATTTCCGGAAGATTCCATTTCTCAGCATCTCTGTTCATATGTTTCAAGACCAGTCTGGAAATCGCCCTGCAAGATCTAATAGATCCGCTATCTATAATTAATTTGATATACTTTTTGTGGCGAGACTTAAGTAGAAGCTCGAAAACTAAATGAGCTATTGTTCCCCTGAGAGCCCCTTCGTTTTGTTGTTGGGGTACTTTCTCGTGGTAATTCATCCAGTAAGACCAAGAACAGGTCTCGAGCGTTTTTATTCTAGAAGCTGATAGTATTTTTTCTTCTTTAGCCATGAGCCCAATTGTTTATTTCGTCCTTATTCATAACCCCGAAATCGTTCTTAGTGGGTAGTTTAATTTTGATTTGGTGGGGATCGAAATACTTCTTGAGTTTTGTAGATATTTTTTCGGAAGCTACGTTGCCAGCTTGAGAACTTTTAATATCATTGTTGAGGCAGATAAATATCTTATCTGGATCAATTTTGAGTAAAACATTTATCAGTTCTACACTTACGTCTACCCCGAAGGTAATCAAACTATGTTTGTATCCAGCGTTCCAAAGAGATAGCATGTCTCCTATGCTTTCGACGAGGATAACTTTTTTTCTTTGTTTAATCTCTTTGAAGTTTAGGTGCAGGGGGTATTTCCACTTTGACTTTTCTCCAAAGTGCTTCCATTTTGGCCTAGTCTTGGAAGGCTGCAGGTCTCTGCCAGAAAAACCGACTATAGACTTGGAAGAATTAAAAATAGGAAAAACGTATCTACCTTTCATTCTACCGGTGCCAGCAATGCCCCCTTTAAATAACTTGATTGTGTCAAGCGGGACCCCTCTCTTCAGCCAGTAGCTATGGTCTGGAATAAGCTTGTCAAGGTACTCTAGGGAGTAAACTTTGGGGTGTTTGATTTCGGGTCTTTGGTCGGACTGTGTTTGGGTTGATATACCTTTTCGTGAGACCCACTTTACAGCTTCTTGGGATGTTTTTAGGTTGAGCGTTAGCTTAACTAAATCACTAAGAGAGCCTTTGATGTTTGCGCTAAAATCTATAAATTGACCAGACTTTTTATCTACTTTTAGTGAGGTGTTGTTGCCGGAATCTCTGTAAATAGGTCTCATTCGATATTCTTTTCCGTTATCCATGATATTGGAATAGCCTATCTCGCCTAGTATGTCTTTTATTTCACTCATGTTACCAATGATATGTAGGGCTTAATAGAGCAACCAGCGGACATCTCTATACCTTTGTCTCTTTTGACGTTTATAGAGTAAGCTGTTAAGTTATTTTCGTAAGTATCATTAATTAAATATCGAGGCCCGGGGTTTAGGTCAAAAATGATTTTATCATATCTAACCTTAAATCTTTTTAACATTTTTAATGTATGTTGTTCTGTTGAAGGACTTCTTGCTGTTGTGAGCACAACAACGTCATCTTTGGGAAGATTATTGATAAATTTTACACTTTTAGGTATGGCTTTTTCGTAAAGATGGCTTCTTCCTTTCTTTTCGTTTATGAGATTTTCTATATCGTCGCCACCCATATGTTTAACGATAGTGCCGTCTATGTCAATAAACCAAGTTTTATGTCTGAATAGTTTGTCTTTTTGTTTCATATAAATCTGGTACCGGTGACTGGACTCGAACCAGTACTCCCTAACGGGAAAGAGATTTTAAGTCTCTCGTGTCTACCAATTCCACCACACCGGCTATTGGGTGTCACCAAAACCACACTATGTAGTCGTCTTCAAAGTCTTCTGGTAAAATGTCATAATTTTTTCTTTTCATTTTTCGTCACCTTTAGTTATAAGCCTTGTCTATGGCGGACTTGAGAGCATCTAGTTTCTCTTGGTAGTGTTTTCGAGTCCAACCGTCGTTATAATTACTGCTTGCCTCTATCTTCCATTTGGTTATTTGGGAAACAAGATTTACCATCATTTCGTTTCCGTCTTCATCTAATA